GGTGCAATCCTTATCAACGACTTTATACCGCATTTCCTCAAGTTCGTCTACCTGACCTTCAAGAAACGCAACAATATTGTTTGTCTTCTTAGCTGACATAAGCGAAATAGGGCCGATTAGGCCGTATTTGCCCTGATAGGCTTCAGCAAATTTGTCAGCCAAGTCAATTACTTCATCGTAAAAAGTGTTCAAAGCAGAGTGCTTGGCAAAGCTACGCGTGTTCAGATGCGTCGAATGGGCTACATCGCGCGCGAGAAACAGTGTGCCTACGAAGTCAGCGCATTTCATTGCGATGGTCCTTGGGGCCAAACGATAGCAAATGGGTTAGCTTGCGTGGTTACGTCGCGTAAGGCTTGACGGTATACAGCCCATGCAGCAGCGTCTACAGGCGCGTCAGGTAGCTGCGTCCAATCTGAAGCGACCAGAAGCCTGTTACGTTCGGAACGGATTATGATCCATTGCGCGCCAACCTTTTCGGCTGATTCGTCTGCGCTGAGGTCGGATACAGTGTAGTTCTGCGTCCAAACGCCGTTGATTAGCAGTGCTGGGCCTTCTTCAAGGTGCTGTGTAGCTGCATCATGATATGGCGGTGTGACAATCTGTTTCTTGTGTACGCCGAAACGCTCGACCTGTTCTTCGGTCAAACGGCGGGCATAGCAATAATTGTCCGCATCCCACTGCGTAGGCTCGACATCAAAGATGTGCCGTATAAAGGTGTCGCCTTGGGCTTGGACATACCACATTATTCTGCTTCCTTTGCTTCCCGCTTGGCAGTTACACGTACAACAGCCGCATCGTATGCAGCTTGGTCTTCGATCTGTTCTTTTAGTGCTGCGATGATAGCCAACACATTACCCATTTGCTTGCGCGTGCTGTTCAACCGTTCGGCTACGTTTGCCGCAAACTCGTTGTCTGTAGCGTTTGCCAGCAGATGTTCAAAGTTCTTGCGGTCAAAGTCGTAATGAAAATGTTCAACCTCACGGGCGTACATTGCGTCCGCAAGGGTGTCGTATTTATATACGTCGCTGAGTTGTGTGTAGATCATAAATGCTTTCTGTTATGAGTTTAGTGTAAACGCTACGCCGCGGCCACTGTTACTAAGCATCGAAACTGGATTAGTATATTTAGTGCCGAAACCAGTTCCGGCGTTCCAAGGGTATGCAGAGATAAAAGGTGAAGTAGCGTGCGCTACAGCAATAGCATCGCCCGCAGGGGTGAAGGCTACGCCGTCGCCAGTGCCCGTTGGTAGTGTAGCTGGGTTGGTATATTTAGTACCAAAGCCAGTACCGCTCCACGGGTATGCAGAGATAAAAGGTGAAGTAGCGTGCGCTACAGCAATAGACGTGCCCGCAGGATTAAACGCTACGCTGGCGGCGTTGCCAGTAGGTAGTGTAGCTGGGTCGGTATATTTAGTGCCAAAGCCAGTGCTTGCGTCCCACGGGTAAGCGGAAATGAAGGGGGTTGTCTGGTGCGCTACAGCAATAGCGTCACCCGCAGGGCTGAAGGCTACGGCGTCGCCAGTGCCCGTTGGTAGTGTAGCTGGGTTGGTATATTTAGTACCAAAGCCAGTACCGGCGTTCCACGGGTAAGCGGAAATGAAGGGGGTTGTCTGGTGCACTACAGCTATAGACGTGCCCGCAGGATTAAACGCTACGTTAAAACTATTGCTAGCAGGCAGTGTAGCTGGATCAGTATATTTAGTGCCAAAACCAGTACCGCTCCACGAGTATGCAGAGATGTAGGGTGAAGTAGTGTGCGCTAAAGCGATAGAGGTACCGGCAGGATTAAACGCAACGCCATTGCCATTGCCAGTAGGTAGTGTAGCTGGGTTAGCGTATTTAGCGCCAAAGCCCGCGCCGCCGCTCCACGGGTATGCAGAGATGTAGGGTGACGACGAGTGCGCTACAGCAATTGCATTACCAGCAGGACTAAACGCTACGCCTCCGGGTTGGCTGGCAGGCTCTGTGGTTGGGTCCGTATATCTAGTGCCAAAGCCAGTATTAGTAAACCACGGGTATGCTGCGATGTAGGGGGTGTTGTTAAACGCTACAGCTATAGAAACTGTTGATTTTGCACCGTATCCTTGGTACAAATAGTTTGCCATCCACTTAGTTGCGGTAACTTTAATTGCCATAACGGTGTTATTTGGTAAAACACTTACCGTTCCAGTTATGCCATCACCAAAAACAAGCGTATCGCTGGTAATTGCTATGTTAACGGAAGTACCAGAATTTTCAACCGTAAACAACACCACTGTGCCGATAGGAAACGCGACGCTGGCGTTTGATGGAATGGTGTACGTGCGGATAGTAGTGTCGGCTACAGGGTGGAATATCTGCTTTCCGGCGTCGCTACTTACTAGTGTGTAATCGGCTGATTGGATGTTTTGCGGAAACGACACGCCGCTTGCGGGGGCTGGGGAAGAAGACCACGTTGTACCATTGCTGGTCAGCAAATTACCTGATGCGCCGGGCGCAACAGTAGTCACAGCCGACGTGCCGTTGCCAATTAGAACGTTGTTAGCTGTCAGCGTTGCAGCGCCGGTACCACCGTTTGCAACAGTAAGCGCGTTGGTAAGCGTTGTAGTGCCTGTAACGCCAAGATTGGTAAGCGACGCAGTGCCTGTAGAGGTGAGGTCAACTAGTGTTGTAGTACCTGTAAGCCCTGTAGTGCCTGTAACGGCAAAGTTGTTAGGTATAGTGACGTTGCCCGCAGACGTAACGGAAATAGGCAATTCTTGCACGTTGCCTGCGCCGGACGTGTCACGGCCAAGCACTTTACCGGCAGCCGCTGTCAATACGTGTTCTTGGTTCCAGTTCGATGGCTGAACAAGCGTTACGTCGGCGCTGTCAGTCTTAGCGGACGCAAAGGTATGCTTGAGGCTTATGGTCATTACATCATTCCTTCAGGTGGCATCTCAGGCATACCGCCCATATCTTGCATTGGTTGCTGCGGAGGCATTTCTTCGGTCATGTCAGGTTGCTCACGCATTTCGGGTGATCCGCTAATCAAATCACCTGTATCTAACGCGCCTGCAATCGTCCCCATGACAATATCCTGAATTTGCTCTTCTGTCATCCCTGCTTGCATTGCGCTGATGCGTTTTGTTTCCGCATCGTAGGCGTCTACCTGTGCCTTGTATTCCTTGATGTCTACTTCGCGCTTCGCAACGTCTGCCTGCACGCCTTCGATAATATCGACCATACGGTTCAGTTCTTGCGCCATAACTTCCATTTGCTGCTGTGCAGCAACCATTTCAGGTGACTCATCGTCGGTAGCAAGCACCTTGGGATCAAGAATTTTCTTGAACCGCTCTGCCATTTCCTGCGCGCCGGGCCAATCCATGTTCTTAATGAACAGATCGCCTGCAACAGCCCAAAGTTGTGGGTTGGACTGCAAAATCTGGCTCATAGCATCAAGGGCTTCTTGACGCTTAGTCATGTAGCCGGGGCCAGTAGTGACCATAACGTCGTATGTACCAATGCCGGGGTTGTAAATCTTTTCGATCAACGCGCCGGTTTCTTGGTCACGCACTTCGCGTACAGCTTCTTCCTGCGCTGGGTCCATTTTGACCATGCTAACTTCGCCATCAGCACCAATGATGCGTGCAATGCGCTGTGTGTCGTAGATTTTAGGGATCATATCGACGATTTGGCGTGTAATGTAGCGAATTGCCCGCGCAAGGTTGTCAACATAGTGATACGTGCCAACATCGCCCTGCTTTTCGCGTGCGATAATAGCTTTTGCAGACCGTTCGTTGCCTTGCTGGCCTAGCGACGCATCATACTGGCCGGTTGTGGCCTTGATGTCCTCTCCAGCGCCCATTTTAGCCTGTATCAGACCTGTTTGTGGTAAAGGTGGCTGTGCGCGCATAGGCAGCGGGAGAACGCCTCCAGCGCCATCTGTAACGTCTGGGTTGACTTCCAAATACGGCCAGTTGGTCGTGTTGGCAGTCTTCCACTGGTTTTCGTAGCCTTCAAACTGGCCGCCGTAACCGATAAATGGCGCTTTAGGGGCCAATGCAAGCATTTCTGC